CATTTGACCTCCTCTATACTGCCATTTGCGTTATCAATGTAGTTTTGCTTTTTGATGTCAAAAAAACTAAAAGTCTCCCATTCTTTGCCGTCCTCTGTAGGATCTATTACTAATTCATATTCACGTGTGCCAAGCCAAAAATAATGATGCGTGCGCTCTTTTAATACTGCGCCTGATTGCCCCATTTTGCCGTGTATAGCCCCTTTCGTGCCGTCATTGATAATAATCCATCCTTCTTTATCAATATTAAAAATTAAAGTAATAGTTACACGGCTAGTAAGTCTTACGTAATGTATAGATGCTTTCATGGTTTAATCCCCTTCTGTGGTTAAAAATATGGGCGTATGTTCGCCCACGTAAGCGCCTAAAATATTAAAATCAAAGTATTCTATGGCGTCCTCTTCTGTCATATCTTGCATTAATATGGCGATGATCTTGGCATAGTCATAACATACGGCCACTAAGTCTATACGCTCCGCCACGCCTATGATTGCATCGTCGAACCCGTCTAATACTGTCAAATCAGGGTAATGATCGTTAATATATTGGCGGTTCATTTGGAGGCCTCTAAAAATTGTTTTTCAAGGTGTTTAACGGCCTCTTGGCCTTCAGTTATATCTTCCATATCGCTTTCATACATCTTATTATCTACCCCCATATTTTCTAGGTAATAATCGCCGATGGTACATAACCGCTCTATTGCTATTAATTGCTTTTTTGTAATTTCAACTAACATATTAAAACCCCCCTGTACGATAGATATAAATAAGCGCAAGGCCTAAGCCAAGCGCAACCATGAACAAACCGCCTAATAAATAATCTAAAAATGTTTTCATTGTGTTTATTCCTCTGTTATACCCGCGCAACGCATAGCCATACCGTTGCAGAAATCGGGGTCGCTTACCATGCCTTGCTCAAACACGATAGGGCTACCATCTTCGGTAAGGGTGAAATATTCGTCAATCGTATGATTATCAACGCCAGTTTCAAAAAGATCACCAATAATTGATAAATCGCATACATCTACATAAATTAAATATCTAGGCATATATTTTTCCTTAAAAGTTTACGAATAAAATAGAATCGTCCGTCTGACCGACAACGGTTGTATGTTCACATAAATAACCTAATACCGTTTCACGGACTTTTGGCACATCGTTTAAGTCTATTTCGCTTAGATCAATGTTATAACCGTTAGCGATACTCAATGGCTGATCTTCGGTTATGTCGCAACAGAGAGCGATGACGTCTAATTCCTGTTGCTTATCCATGTCAAATTCGCCCTCCTCAATCCATCCAAACAACTCACGCAAGCCCTCATGTGTAAAATTATTAGGACGGATAGACATAAAAGCATCATGAAATTGGTAAAAATTAACAGTTTGGTACATGGTGTATTCCCTTCGATTAGTTTAGATTGGTTGATTGTTGAGGTAAGTTACACCCTTACGCGTGGCCACATTTGCGCCCAATGCGCGCAGTCTGCTCTTAGTTGTGGGCGTTGACCAACGCGCCAATGTTTTGACGTCAACCGCCAACGGTTCGGGTTGATCGTGCCAATACTCCGCGATTAAGTTACCGTGTAGGTATATTTCAGAGCGCGACCCGTGAGGGTTGCCACTTTCTGACGCGGATATAAAATATACCGTTGTATTGGATAGTCTAAAATCTTGCTTGTTTTGAACTGCAGACAATACTGCTTTTTCTATTTTTCTCATAATGTGTTTTCCTTTAGTTGAGTTTAGTTTATTGTTGAGGGCTTTCGCCCTCTTTAGTTAGATTGTTTCGTTGAGTTTATTTAACGCTTTTATGGCATCTCGTTTTAATGTTGCCGATCTCAATACTTGCACGATCTCGCCCAATTCATTGCGTTGAACTACTCTCCAAGATGTTTTAATGTTTACGCCTTGCGTGCCATAGTAACCCCATTTTAATAATTCGTATTTCATAATTATTTGTCCTTAAAATTGTGTGTTTAATAATTCGATTACTAGCGCATCATCTTTGGCTCTTAATGCGTTTACGATGTCATCATTTTCTAACGCCAGTTCGGGCGGTAACATTAGTTCGTTGCATTTTGCTATAAATTGTAATTGTGTCATTTTGTTTTCCTTAGTTGAGTTTAATTAATTATTACAACTCAATTATACACAAATAAATTAATAGTGCAACATTTATTGTTGCATATTCACAAATAATTTGGATGTGGATAAAAAGCGTTATCCATGTGGATAGTAATTTGGACAATTGAGAATTGGCGCAAATCATTACAGGGCTTGAGAGTGGATATTGTGGATAGTTATATATACCTTATTCTATGAAGTTGAATAGTATATAAATAAGTATAATGATATGTAGAGTTATGACGGCTTAAAACGGAGTTGTCCACTTGTCCACTTGACCCACGTTTGCACCCTGTCTTTTGTCCTACGCTTTTTCCTTTCCCCTTAATGTGGATAATGTGGACACCTAAAAACTAATAACCCATGTTGTCCACATGGTGACGGCTAACGGCTAGTAACTGGCGGTTAAAACTTACTTGTCCGCATTGTCCAAGTAGCCCACGGCATACAGTTGTTAGCAAGCACTTACTAACAGAGGGCAAAAACTTTTAGCATGGGGGGGGGTAGGGCCGAGCCGAACGGCCCTATGGCGGCGGAGCGTTTGCGCAAACTTTTTATTTTTTTATAAAAAATTTATGATAAGATTCCACCATGTTTGATAACTTTCATTCCTATGTGTATGAGCCACGCAAGCTAGAGGCTACCGAGGCTAGATTGCAACGCATATACGATGCTGCCAAGTTAGGACTCAAAGGCGACACATTAGCCCTTGCTGCTGGAATGCGCCCTACCGAATACCGACAGCTCACGCAACTAGATCCCATTGCTGAATACGCTGAACAAAAAGGCAAAGCCGATGGCGAAATGGAGTTATCTGCGATACTGCACAAAGCCGCAGCCGATGGCGACGCTAAAGCTGCGCTAGAAATCCTTAAGCACCAGCATGGCTGGGTAGCTAAACAACAACTGTCGATAGATGTTGAGCAACGCATCTCGATCACAGCCGCACTCGAACAAGCGCAACACCGCGTGATCGAAGGCGTGTTCAAACAAGTAGAAGATCAAGAAGCGTTCCACGTGAAACCTACGCTTAATACCGAACGCAAACAAAAAGTAGCGTAAATGCAATCCACCATCTACTCAGCGCAAGACGAACAAGAGTTAATGTCACGCCTGTGGAGTCCTGCAATCAAGGACAATCCGCTAGCGTTTGTGATGTATTGTTATCCTTGGTCGCAACAGGGTACGCCGCTTGAGAATTTCACAGGGCCTAGAAAATGGCAACGTGAGATCTTACTGGACATAGCCGAACATATTAAGCAAAATCAAGGCAAGCTGGACTTTGATGTGCTAAGAGAAGCGGTAGCGTCTGGGCGTGGAATTGGTAAGTCAGCGCTAGTCTCATGGTTAGAACATTGGATGTTATCTACCAGAATAGGCGCAACGGTCATCGTGTCGGCTAACTCGGAAAGCCAGCTACGCAGCGTCACCTGGGCGGAAATAACGAAGTGGTTATCCATGTCCATCAACAGCCATTGGTTTGAGGTATCGGCAACACGGGTGATGCCAGCCAAATGGTTGACTGAGCTAGTTGAACGGGATTTGAAAAAAGGCACACGGTACTGGGGTGTTGAAGGACGGTTGTGGTCGGCGGAGAATCCTGATGCTTACGCGGGGGTTCACAACTACGACGGGGTAATGGTTATATTCGATGAGGCGTCGGGTATTGATGATTCTATCTGGGCGGTGACAAGCGGGTTCTTCACGGAGAACACGCCCAACAGGTTTTGGATGGCGTTTAGCAACCCACGGCGGAATTCAGGGTATTTTTATGAAGCGTTCCACTCCAAGCGGGAGTTTTGGAAAAACCGCAACATCGACTCACGCCAAGTCGAAGGTACAGACAAGAACGTGTACGAACAAATCATCGCTGAGTACGGCTCGGACTCGGTGCAAGCCCACGTCGAAGTGTACGGTATGTTCCCGAACGCATCCGATGATCAGTTCATCAGCGTCAATACAGTCGAAGAAGCCATGCAACGGGAAAAGTACAAGGACAATACTGCACCTATTATTATTGGGGTTGACCCTGCACGGTTTGGGTCGGACTCAACCGTCATCGCTGTCAGACAAGGGCGGGATGTTATAGCTATCAAACGGCACAAGGGTGACGATACAATGGAAACTGTTGGGCGGGTGATCGAGGCTATCGAGGAATATCAGCCAACGCTAGTCAACATCGACGAAGGTGGGCTAGGAGCTGGGGTAGTGGATAGGCTAAAAGAGCAACGCTATAAGATCAAAGGTGTTAACTTTGGGAACAAAGCAAAGAACAGCATGATGTATGGTAACAAACGGGCGGAGATGTGGGGCGATATGCGAGAATGGCTTAAGTCAGCCAGCGTGCCTACGGATCGGTATTTGAAAAGTGATCTGATCTCGCCCATGATGAAGCCTGATAGCAAGGGGAGCATATTCTTGGAATCGAAGAAAGACATGAGATCAAGAGGACTAGCGTCACCTGACGCAGCCGACGCTATTGCATTGACTTTTGCATTTCCTGTTGCACATCGGGAA